ACTATCAATGCTGCGTGAGCAAAAGGAAAAGGAGCTTATAAATTGAGTGAAGAACAGGTAGCGGATGTCTCAACCGAGGTAGCACCGTCTGATGACCAGCAAGACTGGCGCTCACAAATACCCGAGGATATAGCGGGTCATAGATCACTAGAACATATCCAGGATGTTGGAGCCCTAGCAAAAAGCTATGTGAATGCGCAGAGCATGATCGGCGCGGATAAACTGGCCATTCCAGGTAAATATGCCACGCCAGAGGATTGGGCGGAGGTGGATCGACGCTTGGGCAGACCGGATAGTCCAGAAGGATATGATTTACAAAACAATATGCCAGAAGGCATTGAGCAAAGCGATGACATGCTGGGCGGGTTTAAACAAGCCGCGCATGATGTTGGGCTGCGACCAGATCAGGCACAAAAGCTGTTAAACTGGTATAATGACACAATGGGTCAATCCATGCAGCTCGAGGATGGCAAATATGAAGCCATGGTAGCAGAAGTGCAAACAGAGCTCACACGCGAATATGGCGCGGCCCTCGATGATAATCTGTCAAATGCAGATGCTATGGTGAAGAATTTTGGCAATGCTGAAATGACTGAAATAAGATTAGCAGATGGACGATTGCTTGGCGATCATCCTGATTTTATTCGCATGAACATCAACTTAGCCAACTTTATTAATAAAAAAATTGGCGAAGATACTCTTGAAGGCGTCAAGTCGAGTAATGAGATGACGCCATCCGATATTGAAGCGCAGATGGCCGATATCATGGCCAACCCTGCCTATATGCAAAGAAACCATCCGCAACAAGCACATCTGGTGCAGGAACGTCTGAGGCTTCAAGAAATGCTGAACAATACAACCGGATAAGCCGCAAGGCCCCAACCTATTGAACAGCGACCAGGGATAAGCTTCTCGCCCCCAAAAAATCAAAAATCTTTCGTCCGACATTCAGTCGGGTAGCGAGTCACATCAAACGCTTAGTGAAAGGGGCTCATAATGAGTACTCAAATTACGACAGCGTTTTCACAACAGTTTTCCGCAAATGTTCAGCTGCTTAGTCAGCAAACAGGCTCTATCCTTCGGGGTGGAGTTGAAGAGGAATCGGTGACCGGCGAAAAAGCTTTTTTTGATCAAGTCGGTGCCGCAGCTGCTGTGAAACGCACCTCTCGACATCAGGATACCCCGATGGTCGATACCCCACATTCCAGACGAATGGTCACAATGGATTCATACGAATGGGCAGATCTGATAGATGATGCCGATAAGGTTCGTATGCTGATCGATCCAACCTCGACATATGCCAGGGCAGCTGCCGCTGCAATGGGTCGGGCCATGGATGATGCCATTATTGAGGCCGCAACTGGAACATCTAAAACCGGCAAATCTGGAGGTACATCCACAACGCTTCCATCTGCCCAGCAAATCGCAAGTGGTAGCGCTGATTTAACCTTGGCTAAACTTATACAAGCCAAGAAAATCCTGGACAGTAATTCCGTTGATCCAAGCATTCCGCGCCATATTGCGGTTAGCCCAGATCAAATTGAAGCGCTGCTCAATACAACTACAGTCACCAGCTCAGATTTCAACACGGTCAAAGCGCTGGTACAAGGCGAGATCAACACATTTCTGGGCTTCCAGTTTCATGTGTCTAATCGCCTGGCAAAATCTGGTAATGACCGGACTTGCTTTGCTTGGGCTCAAGACGGAATCAAGCTGGCTGTGGGTAAAGACGTAGAATCACGCATAGATGAACGCGCCGACAAATCTTATTCTACTCAGGTCTATTATTGCGCAAGCTTTGGTGCGACCAGAATGGAAGAAGATAAGGTAGTTTCCATCATCTGTGATGAATCGGCATAGGAGGGCATGAAAAATGGCAACTGTTTATTCTGATCTCCGCACCTCACTGACACAAAACGATCCAGCTGATTTTGTAAAAGCAAATGAACTGGGCGGTGAAATACGTGTCGCTCGAGCAACCTATGAAGCATCTTCATTAGCATCAGGTGATGTTATTGAAATGTTTGCGCTGCCTAATGGCGCGCGCATCCTGCAAGGCTCACTTGCACATGATGCTTTGGGCAGCTCTACAACCTTATCGGTCGGCTTTGCTGCGCATAAAACAGCGGCGGGAACAGACGTTTCTGCCTCTGCGGCTGCGTATAAAGCTGCCGCCGCTTCAACATCAGCACAAATCGTGGACATATGCGCTACTTTAGCTTTGCTAAATGGTGAAGAAGTGGACGCCAATGAGGATGGGAAAGTCGTTACGGTAACAATGGGCGGTGCAGCTGGCACCGGCACAATCGCTGTTACGATGCTCTGGGTGCAAAACTAAACCAATCGGGGTGGCGTATTTCAAAAAAAAATTGGAATATGCCACCCCCCTTTCTTAGGGATCACTCATGAGCGAAGTCACAATCGCAAATGCAGCTCTGCATCAAATCGGCGCAACGCAAATCCTGTCTTTAACAGAGGACAGCAAAGCTGCGCGGATTATTAATGATCGATATTCTGTTGTGCGTGACGCAGTGTTTCGCGCGCATCCCTGGAATTGTTTGGTGCAGCGCGTAAGCCTGGCACCAGATACAGCCACACCGGCTTTTGAATTTAGTCATCAATTTACACTGCCAACAGATCCATTTTGTTTGCGGGTTCTGGGCCTAGATAATCCCGATATCATTTATAAAATTGAAGGTCGCAAGCTTCTCACCAGTGAGAGCGAGATTAAAATGATTTACACAGGGCGCATCACAGATACCAGCCTTTATGATGTGCTTTTAACCGAAACCATATCGGCCTCATTGGCGGCTGATATTGCTTACCCGCTCGTAGGCTCTACCAGCCTCGCAAATTCTTTATATGCCAAATATGATGCAAAGCTCAAAGAAGCCAGATTCATTGATGCAACGGAAGATAATTTAATTAACTCAGCTGATCCAAGCGCCAGCCAAACTTTGCGCGCAGAAACATTTATAAGCTCAAGGTTTTAAATGGTTAAGGTCAGCCCAGCATTCACAACCTTCAGCGCTGGTGAGTTCTCGCCAAAACTAGATGGGCGTGTCGATTTGCAAAAATACACGCAAGCGGCCAAAAAAATAGAAAACATGACCATTCATCCCCAGGGTGGGGCAGCTCGGCGTCCTGGCTCTATTTTTGTGCGAGAGGTAAAAAACAGCGCCCATAATGTGCGGCTCATTCCGTTTGAGTTCAACGTGGAACAAGCCTATGTGCTTGAATTTGGCGATCAATATTTTCGCGTTCATAAAGATGGTGGTACTGTTGTATCGGGTGGATCACCAGTAGAAGTTACAACGCCTTATTTGCATACGGAACTCGCGGATTTAAAATTTACGCAAAGCAATGATTTATTGTTTGTTGCGCATCCAAATCATGCGCCCAGGCAAATCACCAGAACATCACACACAGCTTGGACAGTGGCAGAGATCAATTTTATTCGCGGCCCAATGCTTGATGCAAACACAACGATAACCAAATTAACTGCTGGTGATCGAACAGGAAACACTGTCACACTTTCAGCAAGCCCCGTAAACAACCTGAGTACTGAATTTGCTGGTTTTGTTTCAACCGATGTTGGACGCCTGGTAAAACTGCATCACGGCTTTGCAAAAATTACAGCATTCACCAGTAGTACATCTGCAACTATTCAAGTCTTAGAAAATGAAGCAGGGATTGCAGAACTTACACCAGCCTATACAGCCGCAACAATTAGCTTTCATGAAGGAGATCCAAGCGCCACAGGCAATGAGCATAATGATAGGTTAGAGGATACCGCTGGCGGTTTTGTTGATGCGGGTTTTGAGGCTGGCATGCTGATTAGTGTTACAGGATCAACAAGCAATAATGTATCAAATGTTCTGATTGCGCAAGTCACGGCAACAACCATTTTGCTTGCCCCAGGCGCGGATCTGGTTGATGAAGCAGCGGCAAGCGGACATACAATTACCGGTGTTTTAATTGCAGATCAAAACTTTCAACTGGGCGCGTTTTCAAACACAACCGGCTTTCCTGCCACAGTCGCGCTGCATGAACAGAGATTAATTTTTGCAAATACCACCACACAGCCCAGAACAATATTTTTTAGTAAGTCAGGTGATTTTACAAATTTCACGCCAGGCACAGCGGATGCTTCAAGCCTGACATTTACTTTGGCGTCTGATAGCGCAAATGAAATTCGTTATTTGCAGCCAGGTCGCTTCTTGCAAGTTGGCACATCTGGCGGTGAGTTTACCGTAACATCTACAAATGAGGGGCCACTTACGCCCACAACAACACAAATACTAAAGCAAGGTACTTACGGATCTGCAAAAATCCAACCCATCACCATTGGTAATGCCACTCTGTTTGTGCAGCGCGCAAAGCGCAAAATAAGAGAATTTGTTTTTGATTTAAGCTCAGATAGTTATCAGGCACCAGACCTAACATTATTGGCCGAGCATATCACGGAAGGCGGCATTAAGGAGCTGGCCTATCAGCAAGAGCCAGACAATATTCTCTGGGCCTGTCTAAATGATGGAAAATTAGTTGGGCTTACCTATCGAAGAGAAGAGGGCGTGATTGCATGGCACAGCCATCTTCTTGGCGGCACATCATCAAACGGATCTTACGGATCGGTTGAATCGGTCGCTTGTATAGCTGGCGATCTGAATGAAGATGATCTGTATATGGTTGTTGAGCGCACGATAAATTCTGGCACAAAAAGATATGTTGAATATCTCAGTGCATATGACTTTGGCACAGCCTCCGCGGATGCGTTTTTCGTTGATAGCGGCCTGACATATTCTGGAAGCTCAGCCAATACAATATCTGGGCTTACGCATCTTGAAGGTCAAACCGTGGCGATTAATGCAAATGGCGCAGCCCACGCAAATAAAACCGTCAGCTCTGGCGCAATTAGCCTGGATGTATCTGTTACCAAAGCGCATGTCGGACTGCCATATACAAGTACCTTGCAAACAATGCGAATTGATGCGGGTGGTGCGCAAGGCACGGCGCAAGGTAAAATCAAACGCATACATGATATGACCGCGCGTTTCTTTCGCACCGTGGGTGCAAAAATAGGCACATCAGAAAGTGAGCTCGATCAAATCTTTTTTAGATCAGCGTCAGATCAAATGGGCCAGGCGCTCGATCTTTTTGATGGCGACAAAGACATAGAATTTCGGGGTGGTTACGAAACAGATGGACATATTGTGATACAACAGGATCAGCCATTGCCCATGACCGTGATTGGCTTGTTTCCACGCCTGATAACCTTTGATGAATGAATGTTGTTCCTTATCGAAAAGAGCACCTAGAAGATCTGATCGATGGTGATTTAAGCCAAGGCACAGACAAGCACATCTTTGCGCGCAGATACGCACAAAGCCTGGAATTGCCAGATTGGTCGTTCACTGTGCTCGATCATGGCCATCTGGTTGCATGTGTTGGAATAACAGAAATGTGGGCCGGTGTTGGCGAAGCCTGGTTCGTTGGATCGGCGCGCATTCATGAAAAAAGCAAAGCATTTATTCGCTTAACGCGCAGCGGAATATTTGAAGATACAATCAAACGGCATGGACTCTGGCGGGTACAAGCCGCCTGCCGCGCTAACTGGCCAGAGGCTTTGCGCTTTGCAAAATTTATGGGGTTTAAAGAAGAGGGTTTGATGAAAAAATACGGTCAGAACGGTGAAGATTTCATAAGGGTAGCTAAATTCAATGATTGAAAAAATCCTTTTAGCAGCGTCAACAGCAGCGCCAGCAATAGCTGCTGTTGGAACTGTTGTTTCTGTTGCCGGTCAAATTCAGGCCGGTCAGGACGCAAAGGCCGCGCATGATTATAATGCGCAAGTGGCAGATCGTAATGCATTGGTCGCTGAGCAACAAGCCGAACAATTACGATTGCGCGAAGAGGTGCAAATTGTACAATTCAGAAAGGATTTTAAAAAATTTTCAGACGCCCAGGCCCAAGCCTTTAGATATAATGGATGGGTTGCAAGCGATGGAACGCCTTTAAAAGTAGCCTTGGCATCAGCTGCCGAAGCTGAACAAGAGGTCAGCGCGCGCAGATATAATGCCGCATTAGGTGAGCAAGCTTTGGAAGAATCCGCGCTTGAGCAAAGAATGTCTGGAAACTTGCAGCGCATGTATGGGCGGCGCGCTCAAACTGCTGGCTTTGCAGGCGCTGGACAAAGCTTATTAAGTGCTGGCAGCTCATATTTACAAACCCAACAATTTGCGGGGAGATAATGAGGGTTCCAGAATATAGATCTCAAACCCGCCGCTCAGAAAGGGGCGGTGCGCAGATGCTATCTGCCCAGGCAAGTCCAAGCGGCTTGTCAGCTGATAGCCGCGCGCTTGCAGGGTTTGGTCAAGAATTAGCGCAGCAAGGGCAGCAACTCTATCGCAACTTATTAACTGTGCAACGAAAAAATGAAACGGACACTGCATCAAATCAATTTAAAGAATTTATACAAAACGAAAGATTAGAAACACTCACCGAAAAACCTGGAGATTTATTAAGCGGCTCATTTGAAAATCGAGCCATGAATGAAGCAAAGGCAATTGCAAATAAACTTACAGATAGCGTTGTTCGTAAAAACTTTGAAAAATTTGCAGATGCTTATGTCCTCCAAGCAAGAGGCCCAATATTAACAAATGCGCGCGCGCGTCAAATTGATGAGGCACTTGCCGCAAGCGATGAAAAAATGAACCTTGCTTTAAACGATGGTTTGTCAGGGATAGGGGGTGGCAAAGAAGATGCTTTGAATACCATTAAAAATGAGTTGGATCAATCGGTTAATCTAGGGTTACGCACTCAACGCGAGGCAGATGTAAAATTAAGATCAGTCAAGCGTATGATGGATGTTTTGGATGTTGAAGGGCGCATTAATAATATCGATTATAACGCTGATTTAAATGCAGCAAATCAGTTGGTTCAATCATTAGAAACGGAAAGTACATTTAAGGATTTAACAGCCAAAGACCGCATTGAACTTAGGCGGCGCGCAATCAACCTATCCCAGCAAATTCAAGGCAATAATGTTTCAACTGCCAGATCAGTTTTAAAAACCTTACAAACTGAAGCAGAAGGCAGTGTATCGAATGCATTAGATAATTTGCAAAATGGCTCAATGCTTTCAGATGATGAAATCAATGAAGTAAATGAGCTGACACTTAAATTTTTAAGCCAAGCAGAATTAAATCCAGGCTTTGTATCGCAAGCAGATCAAACAGAAATCAATGATAGCATTGAATTGATGAATGAAATCATTGCGGAAAGTGGAGAAATTCAAAATCTAAACCCAAGAGAATTACAAACATATATTGCAAAAAAAAGAACCGAGGGCCAAGACACACAATTAAAACGCGATGTTTTATCGTTTCTTGAAAAACGTCAAAAAGTGCAAGCCGATGCAATTGAAAAGAGACCGCTTGAATGGGCAGATCGCACCGGTGCGCAACCTCTAACCCCAATAGATTTTTCTTTAACTGGAACAAATCCAGAGGTTTTAAACAAACAGCTTAAACAAAGATTGCCAGCCGCGCTTAATGTACAACAGCTCTATGGCAAACAAAAATTAAAATTCATCACCCAAGCAGAACAAAATGAGCTTGTTATTGGCTTGGATAAAATGCCTGGCATGGATCAATTGGCTTTGATTGGCAACATAAACGAGGCATTTGGCAAAAGAGCTACAGCCTTTTATGAACAGATAAGCGATGATGCTGATATGTTTGCCTATCTTGGTGGGTTATCGCAAACAATTGGGGTGAACGCACCTTTAATGAATAGAATTGTTAATGGGATGCAATATGAACCCCAGCTTACAATTTCAAATATAGAAACACAAACCGAAGAAAATTTTGCAAATATTATGTTTCAAGCTTTTGCGGGATTGCCAAACACGCAACGACAAACACTTCAACCCACAATAACCAGAGCGGTGCGCGCTTTAGCAACCCTTAACAATGCAACAAATCCAGAGTTTTTTGAAAAAGACAATATTTTAGAAAATTTGTTTTTTGAGGCAATGGGTGGAATTGGTCAAACGCTTCAGGACGGTACGGGCGGTGTAGGAACATATGATGAAAGATATGTTTTACGGCCCCCAGGCGTAGATAATGATATGTTAAAAACTGTAATTGAAGCATTGCCAAATGTTTTTGACAGCGATCAACAACTTTTAAGTTCTGTTTTGGCAGATGATCATCATATTGCCGTGGTCGGTCAAACGCCCGATCAAGAATATATTTACAATCTTTATGTTTTTGATGATTTTTTTTCACCAGAAACAAGCAGGGTTGTAACCAATAAAGACGGGCCAATAAGCTTTTCTTACACTGACGTTTCATTGAAAATTGATGCTATTGACGAAGAAGAACAAAAAGTTAAACAAGCTGAACGCGACCAAAAATCATTGGACGCTGGCCTTACCATTCCCGATATGACTCCTGAAAGACAGCGCGCGCTTGATCAACTCAAACAAGAACAAACAGAAGATCTGCAAGAAGCGCTTGAAAGACGAAGAAATAGAAACAAACCGCCAAATAATGCTTTGGAGGATGAGCAATGAGTTTGCTAAATTTTCCAGAAAAACCTGATGTAAGCGCAATGTCATTTGTGCCTCAAATGGACAAACCAAGCTCAACAATCGCAGAAAATATTGCGGCAGGGTTTAAACAAGGACGCGCATTGGCCCCGCTTAACTCAAGGCTTTATGAGCGCAATTGGTGGACTGACACAATAAATCAAATTGCAGATCAAACAGGTCAAAATTATTTTCAAAAGTTTACAAATCCTGCCTACACGTTTCAGACCGGAACTGCTGAGTATTTTTATCACGCAAACAACATTCGTAATTTTGTCAAGAAAAATCAAAACACCTTGAAGCTTGGAGATCCAGCCGAACAAACAAATCTTAATATGCTGCTACTTGATAAAGATGAATTTGCGCGGCAAATCTCAAAACAGGCAAAAGAAAATGCTCTGGCTGATGTAGAAGAAGCAAATCAAATCTATGAACAATCGAATACCAACGCAGCAAAAGCAGGGTTTTTTGTTGGAGAATTAGGAGCTGGGTTTACAGATCCGCTTAATCTTGGTCTGGCGGTCACAACGGGGCCGCTTGGTGTGGGCCGCACCCTAGCCAGCGTTATGCTGCGGGAAGCTTTAATCAATATGAGTGCAGAGGCCATTCAAGCACCAGCTGTCGCGGATTGGTATAAAACACTAGGTCTTGATTACGGTTTTGAAGAGTTCCGTAATTCACTTATAGCAGCTGGCACATTTGGCGCTGCCTTTCCTTTGGCAATTCGTGCCGGTGAAAAAGCTGTTTTATTAACTGTGGATCAATTGCGCAAAGGTGCGGATGTTATATTTGATGGCGGCACTGCTAAAAGTGATGTTGCTCAAGGTGCAGAATTTACGCTTGATGTTTTAGACGCGGATGCTGTTGAAAACCCGCTCGATGGCCCAAAGGCAGATATTGAGCATGTAAAAAGATTAGAAGCGGCGCAATCTGCTATTATTGATGCAACAGCGCCCAATATAACAGAGCAACCTGGAAGCGCAATTCGAGCTCCTGATACGGTTTATGATGGAGATAATCTTGATAATCAGGTGTTTCGTTTTGATCCTGATGAAATCTTAGTTGATGCCAAACTGTTTCAATTCAAAGAAGGCGGTGATCAATTTGGCGTCACAAATCGTTTGCAAGGGGTTACGAAATGGGATCCTGGCAAAGCCGGTCAAATTGTTGTCTATGAATTTTCAGATGGGCGTCAATTCATAGCAGATGGGCATCAGCGTTTAGGCTTGGCAAAGCGCATCAAATTAGAAGATCCAAGCCAAGATGTGCGTCTTTATGGCCGCAAAATTAAAGAAGTTGACGGAATAACCCCAGATGAGGCCGTGGTTATTGCTGCAATGAAAAACATTGCGGAAGGCACCGGAACAAAAACAGATGCGGCAAAAGTTTTTCGCATTGCGCCCGATAAAGTAAATGATCCAAGTTTTCCAAAAACCGGCGCATTTATTCAACATGCGCGTAGTCTTTCCAATCTAAGTAATGAAAGTTTCGGTCTTATAAAAAACGGCATTGTTTCCGAAGAGTTTGGGGCATTGGTCGGGCGCTTGGTGCCAGATGATCCAGATATGCAACTTGCGGCGTTAAATGTTTTAGCGCGGGTTGATCCAAGCAATGTCTTTCAAGCCGATACAATTGTGCGTCAGGTTATGGAATCTGGCGTAACAAAAGAAACTCAAGAAAGTCTTTTTGGAGATGAAGCAATTGTAGAAAGTTTGTTTTTAGAGCGCGCGCGTGTTCTTGATCAAGCTGTAAAAAAGTTGAAAAAAGACAAATCAGCATTTAATAATATTACAAGCAATGCGGCAAAGCTTGAAGGTGAGGGAAACAAGCTTGCAACGGATGCAAATAGAAAAAGGGTTCAAACAGATGGCGAAGCAATCGCAATCATCCAAAGCCAAGCAAACAAAAAAGGGTTCCTCTCAGACGCGCTCTCAGATGCCGCAAGATTTGCAAGACAAAGTGGTAATTACGGACAGGCTTCAAACAGCTTTGTTGAAGCTGTCAGAAGATCAATTGACCAAGGCGATTTTAGAAGGGCAGAAACTGGCGATGTTAGACGCTTTGTCAATGATCAAACGCAAGAATTTGCAGCACGAAATCAGCCAGCGCAAGATCAGTTAGATAAATTTGATAATCCACATTCTGATGCTGTTATCGCTCAAGGCGATGCAATGGTTGAGGATATTAAAGCTGATGCGCAGCAATCACGCGATTTATTTGACCAGGGCCAAGCTAGCCAAGCTGGTAATCGCCAAATGGATCTTGAAGAACTTATAGACGAGGCAAAAGATGACCTTTCTAACACTTTAGATATAGATACATTTAGATCGGAAATAAACCAGGACGATCTATTTCCTGTTGGTTTTGTTGAAGGCGAAGATGGTCAGCCTACCGCTCGATTAGCAACTGCAAAACAATTATTAGATGAAATTGATCAAGATGATGCAATGATTGATCGTTTATCAAGGTGTCCGATATGAGTTTTCGCTCTTGTGTAGATGACGCCCAGCGCGCCAATGAAATCACAGAAGATCAAGCAAATGAAGTGCGCGATTTATTTGATGAGCTTGAAGCAGAATATCAAGGCCGTATGTCCGGAGCCCAGGCCCAAGCACAAGCTGGTTTAGATGCTTTCAACGCAATAAGACAAAAAGCAGCTGTAAGAAAACGTCAAAAAGCAATGCAATTGCGAACCTGGCAACAAATTAGCAAAAATCTAAAAGATTATCGAGATCTTGGAGGCAATGAAAACGAGGCAAGAGCAGCATTAGCTTTGTTCGAGCAAGACGGGTTAAGCAGATTTAGCTCAGTGTTGCAGCGAGAGGAAGCAATAAAAGGCGAGGCATTTGGTGAAATGTCTGCTTTGCTTGCAAGTTTTCGTCGCAACCTTGTTGGAGAGGTGCGTCAAAAGGCAAAGCTTGATGATGTTGTGCGAGAAATTTTCGGACAAGCAACAGGGAATAAATCTGCGCGTGAATTAGCAAGTGCTTGGAATACAACGTCTGAAAATTTACGCAAACGATTTAATGCTGCCGGTGGAGCTATTGCAAAGCGTTCAGATTGGGGAATGCCCCAAAATCACGATATGATTTTAGTCAGAAAGGCTGGTTATACTGAGTGGCGTGATTTTATAATCCCTCGGCTCAATCGTCAAAAAATGATTGATGAGCAAACCGGCATACCGTTTTCAGATGAAAAATTTGAATTGGTCATGCGAGATGTTTACGAAACAATTTCAAATGATGGTATAAATAAACTGCAACCAGGTGGGGTGGGTCAAAGCAAGTCTTTTGCAAATAGAAGGCAAGATCACAGATTTCTAACTTTTAGAGATGCCGATAGCTGGCTTGAGTATCAGAAAAAATTTGGCAATGCGAATAGCTTTGACACAATGATATCTCATGTCAGCAATATGTCGCGCGATATTGCTATGATGGAAATTCTTGGCCCAAACCCAACAGCCACACTAAATTTTTTAAAACAAACACTGGTTAAAAACGCACAAGGAAATGAAAAAGCGCAACGCGCAGCTGATCGAGCATCTAAGCGCATTGATGATTTTTATATGTCGGTAACCGGCAAAAATAATTCACCTGTTGATGGCATGTTTGCTGCCACATTTGCTGGTACAAGGCAGCTTTTGCAAGCGGCGCAACTTGGCGCTGCATCAATATCGGCAATCACAGATTTAAACTTTGGGAGAATAGCAAGGGGTTTCGTAGGCTTGCCGCAAGTCAACACAGTAAGCTCATATTTAAAATATCTTTCGCCTCTTAATGCAAAAGAAAAGGGTGAATTAGCAATTAGAATGGGTCTGATTGCCGAAGGTTGGACAAGTCTTGCAGCCGGTCAAATGCGATACGTTGGGGATGTATCAGGGCCAGAAATAACAAGAAGAATAAGCGATTTTGTTATGAGGGCTTCTTTTTTATCTCCAATGACAAGCGCAGGGCGTTGGTCTTTTGGTATGGAATTTTTAGGCTTTATGGCGTCTGAATCAAAAAAAAGCTTCGATCAACTTGATCCGGTATTTCGCAAAACACTTGATAGGTACGGGTTTGGATCAGATTCATGGGATAATATACGATCTACAGAACTTTATGATTATCAAGGCGCTAAGTTTTTACGTCCTGCAGATATCAAATCACGCACTGATTTACAGCCAGCTTTAGCCAATGAGCTGACTACAAGAGTGCTTGAAATGATTAACACAGAAACAAATTTTGCCGTTCCGTCTACGTCAATGCGGGGTCGTGTTGCATTAACTGGAGAAACGCGGCCAGGCTCAGCATCGGGTGAGTTTTTAAGAAGCTTTGCCATGTATAAAAACTTTGGAGTTACGCTTGTAAATACACATTTATTTCGTGGCGCAAGTCAACCAGGTGTAAAAGGCAAAGGGGTTTATTTCGCGGATCTTATTATATCTGCAACGGTTATGGGGGCTCTTGCGTTGCAGCTCAAAGAAATGAGCAAGGGCAGAGATCCACGACCAATGAATACAGAAGAATTTTGGGGCGCAGCGTTTTTGCAAGGCGGTGGTTTTGGAATATTTGGTGACTTTCTATTTTCAAATGTAAACCGTTTTGGTGGCGGTTTGGCAGAAACAGCCGCAGGGCCTGTGATTGGTTTACTTGAGGACTTACGGAGTCTGACTGTTGGAAATCTTTTAGAAGTTGCAAGCGGCGAGGATACAAAAGCAGGGGCAGAGCTAATAAGGTTTGCAAAAGATTACACACCTGGCTCATCAATTTGGTATGCGCGTTTAGCTTTAGAAAGATTGCTTTGGGATCAAATGCAATTATGGGCTGATCCAAAAGCCAGACAAAAAATAAAAAGATTAGAGCGCAAGTATAAGCGTGATTATGGGCAATCTTACTGGTGGGGGCCAGGAGATTTGCAACCTTCCAGAAAACCTGACTTAGAAAGCGCTTTGGGAAATTAAAGGTGTAAAATGACAATATCAAACACAACGACCCGCAACCAATATACCGGAAACAACAGCACAACGGTGTTTGCTTACTCGTTCAAAATTTTTGCAGACGTCGATTTGAAGGTCATACTCACAGATACATCTGGCGTTGAGACAGTCAAAACTTTGACAACACATTACACGGTGAGCGGAGCTGGTACAGATAGCGGCGGCAACGTCACATTCACAACTGGTAACACACCTGGCACTGGTGTGATTGTCACCATTTTGAGAAACACTGCCATCACGCAATCAATCGACTACGTTGAGAATGATACATTCCCATCGGCCTCGCATGAAACCGCGCTAGACCGGCTCACAGCAATTGATCAACACCAACAGGACAGAATCGATCGATCTATCAAAGCACCCGATAGCGAAGCGTCTGGCTTTGATATGACCCTGCCCGCAAAGGCAAACAGGCTGGGAAAAGTGATGGGTTTTAATAGCTCAACAGGAAACCCAGAAATGACTGTGCAAGTTACTGGCGCGAGTGTGTCAGTCTCTGATTTATCAGCTGGTGAATCACCCACGGCATCTGTGAGTGTAAGCGGCGGCACAGCTGCATTTGCCTTTGGTATACCGGCTGGGGCTACGGGTGCGCAAGGTAGCCAGGGAGCCACCGGCAGTCAGGGGGCTACGGGTGCGCAAGGGCCAGCTGGTCAGGATGGTGACAATACAATTACTGTAAAGAATGGGGGCTCGGCGCTTTCAACAGCTGCTAGCACTTTAAATTTTGTCGGATCAGGTGTCACAGCCACTGGCACGGGTGCTGAAAAAACAATCACAATAACGGGCGGCAGTGGTGGCAGTTCAATGACAATTGCTGATGAAGGCAGCGATTTAAGCACGGCAGCCACAAAGCTAAATTTCGTGGGCAATGGCGTCACAGCCACTGGCACGGGTGCAACAAAAACTGTGACGATTACTGATACAGATACAGTCTACACACATCCAACTTTTGATGGCGATGATATTGATATTGATACGGGTGTTTTAAGTGGTGCTGTCGTAATTAGTGATCTTGATTTAAATATTACCACTGACACAAACGGTCATGTCACAGATGCAAATGGCGCAGTATCTACTCGAACACTGACACTTGCTAATCTTGGTTACACTGGCGCAACAAATGCAACCGCAGATCAAAACGTATTTAGCAATGTGGCTGTATCTGGTCAAAATACAATTGTTGCTGAAAGCACAACAGATACTCTTACATTAGCAGCTGGCTCAAATGTTACTCTTACAACAGATTCAAGTAGTGATACGGTTACAATCGCAGCAACGGACACCAACACGACATATAGCGTGGGTGATGGCGGCTTAACTCAAAACAACTTTACCAATACTCTGAAATCAAAACTTGATGGCATAGAAGCATCAGCCACGGCTGACCAAACTGATGCGGAGATAAGGGCAGCCGTAGAGGCTGCTAGTGATTCAAATGTGTTTACTGACGCAGATCATAGCAAACTCAACGGGATTGCCACAAGCGCAACCGCCAATCCAAATGCGCTTGATAATCTCTCTGAAGATAGCTCACCACAGCTTGGCGGCAATCTAGATATAAACGGACATGATATTGTTTCTACATCAAATGGAGCTATTGATCTTGATCCAAACGGCAGCGGGAAAGTTGTTTTTAAGGGCAACTCGACACGGGGTGCTGGTCAGTTTGTTCTAAATTGTGAGCAAAATACGCACGGGGTTACTGTCAAAGGCCCGCCGCATTCGGCTGGTGCTTCGTACACTCTAACCCTACCTTCAGCCGATGGCTCGTCAGGACAATTTTTAAAAACGGATGGCTCTGGAAATTTATCTTTCGCTGCTGCCGCTGGCGGTGGTGATCCTGATCTCTATCGTGATAATGCTTCAAGTGCTACAACACCTACGGCAAGTGGAACAAATGCAGTCGCTATCGGTTCTGGTGCAATAGCACAAGGCAGTAATGACGTTGTAATTGGTACAAATAGCGATACTGGTTCTTCAGGTGATAATGTTGCTATTGGTAATAATGCTAGGGGACAAAATCTTCGTAGCCTTGCTATTGGCTATAACTCAAGAGCCTCAAACCGAGATACAATAGCAATTGGCACAGATACTCATTGTTATAACAATGAAGCTGTGGCTTTAGGGCATGACGCTAAGGGCGGGGGAACGGCTTCTGTAGCTTTAGGGAAAAGTTTAACCGCAGGAACCGACAGCCTCGCAGCCGCCATAACCAACAACACCTCAAGCTACGGTGCTTCTGGTAATAGAAGTATTACGATGGGGTATCTGGCGAAGGCTAGTAATACTGGCGGGAATGCTATTGGCTGGGCAGCTACCTCAACGCATGAATATGCAAGTGCGTTTGGTGTAAATGCGTTCACTACAACAAGCCATCAAGTTGCACTTGCTGGCCCTAATCATACGGTATTAATATCAGGTGCTTATAAATTACCAACATACGACGGAAGTGCTAATCAGGTTTTGACTACAAACGGCAGTGGGCAGTTAAGTTTTGCTACTGCTAGTGGCGGTGGTTCGCCTGACTTGTTTGCTGAAAACTACGATGGCACATCTACTCTGCCTTCTGCCACGGGAACAAATGCAGTGGTGATCGGGAAGGGCAGTTCAGCGGCTGGAACTGAGGCCATTGCGATGGTTGATGGAACAGCAGACAGTCAAGACAGTTTTGCTGTGGGCGGTATCGTCCAATCTGCTATTGGCGGCTATGCGATAGGTAAATCTTCACAAGTTTATTCTCAGTATGGTTTGGCGCTTGGAAGATCATCGTTAGTTTCAGCAGCAACAGATGGAACGGCTGTTGGTACATCTTCTGTGGCAGGGGCCAACTCAGCTGTAGCTTTTACAAAATCAAGAGCATCAGGCGCAGACAGCCTCGCAGCCGCCATTACAACCAATAGCAGCAGCTACGGTGCCACTAGTGTTAATAGCATTGCGATGGGAAAAAATGCTAAAGCTAGAGATACTCGTGGGGTAGCAATAGGTTATAACACAGACGTATTTGGTTATGGCGGTGTTGCAATCTT